CTATCGGACCGACTACAGTTTTAGGTACTATTTCATCGGCTCTAAGAAGTCCATCTGTTGTCCAAATATAGGAGTCTCCTGATACACAGACAGTACCATGAATCAGGACAGAGCTATGTACCCGTCCATCTTTCTTAATATCAGGTTGGAGGCCCATAACATAATGTGATACTAGATGCTCTAGTCCTCTGAATGCGGCTAGTTCTTCTATGAATGGATGCATACCCTTTAGAGCCGCGAGAGATTCCTTATCTACGCTAGGGCCACCAGGGAGCAACAAGATATTATACAGAAATTTACTAAGCTGCTTTGGACTTCTCGGATTTATGCGTCCTACAAACCCATACTTATTAGCCTCCCCTGCTAGATGATCTTCTGACTCTAAATACTTAGGAAGCCATTCTAGAGCTAATTCTTTGAGTCTTTCTTGATCTATTCTTACACCACGAAGTTGGATATACTTGAAAGTGTTGGCAACAGGAATAAGTAATGTCTCATAGATGTTTCTGACATTATCATATTCTTGCATCGGCTTGAGTACATTATACAACCGAGTCGTATACGCTGCATCCTTAGCATTGTATTCATAGAGTTTGTTTTTGTCGAGCAGATCGAACTTACCCGCTCGATACTTCTTAGTTTCTTCTTCATAGAATCCTGCTCCTACATACTCACGGCTTAGAGTCTTTAGCTTATGAACACCACTACGTTCGTCTAATGAGTAACTCATAAGCATTGTATCTTCACAGATTGGAAGGTCCACACCCAGGTATTTTATTAAGCCCTGAGTATCAAACATCCCATTATGAAAGATATAATGTAGTTTCGGCCAGGCCAGGCCCTGTGCACAGGGGGCGGGGAATACGCTAGTTCTCACGCCGTTAGATACTGCTAGACAAAGTAATTCATCTACGAAAACATCAATCTCATCAGTAGCTTTGTTGGAAGTTTCAATGTCAACTGCAACTGGTTCACCAGGCTCAAATGAGTTTAAGAAATCCTGGGCCTCTTGCTGAATCCTGGCAACAGTATAAGTTACGTCTCCATAGTTTGTACCATCCTCAGGTAGCTCATTCATTATCCTCGGAATCTTAGCCAAGTCTCGTACAATATCATGAATAAAGAATGAACCACCATGCAATACTGCCGATGGGTGATAGGTAGCTAGGATATAACAGGATAAATTGGAATCCCATCTAACTACACCACGAATCTCAGATAGGACTCTACCGTTTCCAAAAGTTTCAGATGCTAACTTTCCTAGAGTTACAATTAGTTTAGGCTTAATTTCAGCTATTTCCTGTAATACTCGCGGGAAGCACTCTTTAATTTCAGCAGGTGATGGACTATCGTTCTTCCAGCAAACTAGATTAGTAGCATAGGTATTCTCTCTCGGCCAGTGGATTGCTCTTAGAACTGAGTCTAAGAGCTTTCCACTCTGACCAACGAAGGGACGCTTCTGAAGCATTTCATTATTTCCAGGGGCTATTCCTATTAGCATTACCCTGGATTCTTTATTGCCATATCCACAGATTCCATGAGGGTGGCACTTAATTCCTTGTTCATTACCCAACAAGCACCTCCACCATCATTCTATCAGTTACAAGTCCCTTATCCATCAAATCCTTTAGAATCAAATTCCTGCAATATGCAGACAGGCTCATTCTGTCCTTATCAACTAGAGCCTGTAGGATTTCATGGAAGGTAGGCTCAATATTAACCATGATTGCTCGGTCTTTAGTCTCAGCCATTTCTTTGAATCCTCCATATTCTCGACCCCTTATCTACCTTCCAGTCAATTATGAACAGTTGTTTTAGACTGTCCTGTAAGGACCAGAGCTTTCGTCCTAAGAATGAAGAGTTTTTATACATTCTGGTAAACGCCATGGGATCGGATGCTACCATTTCTAGCTCATTCCAGATTTGAGCAGTAGATTTATATTCCGCTCCTGACCATTTCATACATCTGGACTCCAGAGCGGAAACTAAGATTGCATCTTCATCTAACGAGAACTGCTTTTGACTTTTTAGTAGTGCTGCAATCACATCATGAAACTCATCTCCTTTATTGATCGAGCGGGCTATCCGTAAACCAACTCTCGCAAAGTCTTCAATTCTAAACTGCGGTACTTCTTCTGACCTTGGCATCGGAGTTCTAAGAACTTTCTGCACGTCCAGAACTATCTGTGCCCAAATGTTATTACGTTTATCCAGAATATTTCTTAGAATCTCACCTTCGGGGATAAACTTAGATAGTCTTTCAAACCCCAGGATTAGTAGCCTGTCTGCTACGTCCTCTCTACCGAATCTAGGGCTGTGTGCTGTTAGCCCTAGTAATGCTTGTCTCACCATAATAACCGAATCGGAATCAGTATACAGTTTTCGTTTAGAAACTTCACTAGTGGCTGCTGCAAGGGCTAGTCTGTCAGGTAGCCATCTTTCCCAGGTATTTACATTATCTAATACTACAAGTGGCTCAATAGATGTAACATGGTCGAAATCGTCCTGGGAAGTTACAGCATTTAATGACTTTCTTTTCCCGTACAGGAAAGAGTATATCCGCCTAAACATCGTGCTCTTACCAGAATTATGGACAACAACCCCATTAACTAAGAAATTAGGCTCATCTTCCATCTGAATGTCATAGGTATCAGCAGTCTCATGCTCTGAGATAGAGAGCACTCTTGCAGTTTTAGTTGCAAACCTACCAGAGAACTTCCCAAAGTTTTTTACATTATTACTGCCTTTAACAATTACCTCTGCTCCAGGATAAAGGTCCGACAACGGAACAAATCCATCAGGAGTTAGAAACTTATGATCCTTAGTAGCATAAATTTCATCATGCCCCTCTATACAAACCTTATATGTTTTCTTAACCCCTGAGTAGACTATCTTATGAACATTTCTCCATTGGATAACCCCATCTTTAAGGCTAAGAACTCTAGTAGGAATAGAGCTATCCCACCTGTTATTGTATGCCTGAGCTATGGTATCAGTACGGGCCGAGTGTTCCCCACGCTTTACCTCTATTAACGAGTACTCACTAATGCAGCCTGGTTGACCGAATAAGGCTAGGATAGGTCTACTGATAGCGTCATTACGAAAAAATAGAAATAGAATCCATACATATAGTAAAAGTAACCCTTGCTCCTTCGTCAGGGTTAAGCAGTTTCCAAAACAACTCCCGAATAAAAACTCTGCCCAATCTTCCATCGGAGTAACATTAGTAGTGAACGGCTCCATTGAACTTATCCAGGGAAAAATAACATCATCAGAGCCATTAGAGATTACTCGTATATCCTTGTCGGAGATTGCTAGAACATCGCGCTTGCCAGTATGCAAGTAGAGTGTATTAGTATCATAGGCATAATACGATAAACTACCTATCCTACTGTGCACAGGCAGGGAGTAGGCGTGAGCCTGCAAGTGACCGGTAACGAATGTAGTTTCGGCCTCTGAACGATTAAGACCAAAAGTTTGATTTAGTATTACGTGCATGTACTCAGAACGTGGTGAGATTGCAATTGGCCTACCAACATCTCTTGGCGTGTAATAGATTCCTTCATCTGGCGCGTGGCACCAATTACCAGTCGCGCTCAAGTAACCTAAGACTACTTCGGCTATTTGAGTCTTACGGACCGATTGCAAAACCCCAGAGGCTTTCCTCAAATCTACTATTAGGGCTTTAAGGTCTACAGGCTTCGCCTCAATCTCGGCCTGTGCACGTAGAATGTCTTTCGCCAGTTCTCTATCAGCATTGTATCTTAGGTCTTTGAACTTATTGTTGACGTTCCGTTTAGCTAGAAAGAAAACCTGTTCCTTAGTAAATCCAATTCGGAACAGGGCACACATAAACGACCAAAGATGTGCGCTACGATCAGCAGCAGGAGTCTTAAACCCTGCATAGACCTTCTGCGGTAGTTGCTTCTTAACAGAAGCTAGTAGCTCCAATGGAGGAACTGAATCATCTTCCGTAGGAGCGAGAGCCCACTCTAATTCTTGAGTTGTAGATTCTCGTTCTAGTTGTGGTAATAGTTCTATCTCAGAGGGCTCATAGCTTCTATTAGCTATTGAATCTATCTTAACAGGGTAAAGAATTGCGTACTTATGATTGAACGTGAATGGAATTCTTAGTTTTCTCCCGAGAGCCCATCCAGAGTGATCGCACCCTGGAATGGAATAAGTCACCCGTTTAGATAGTGCCTCATGATCGTCGGAGAAGTCTGTTAGAATCCAGTACGCCTGATGCCTACCAGGGCTCGACTCTACTAAGACCGTAGGAGTTATAGGTATCTTTTCTACCGATGCTTCATCCAGGTCGGCTTGTATGGTCCTAGATGGTAGTACAAACTGTTTCTGAGAACTTTGCTCAGAGAACAGATAAGAACTAAAGAATACGTCACACCGCTGAGCTGATTCTAATGCAACGCGCGCTATTTCTTCTAAGTCGTCGGGCCATCTATACCATATTTCCTTCCATTCAGAAGTCCTGATACACAGAGAAAAGTACCCTTCTGGTGCTGTAACCACTGTTTGTAGGAAGGTTTGAATATCCAAAACTAAACTCCAAAGGGAGGGTCTTTCGATCCTCCCCTGCGCCCGTTACTTAGAATCCGAAGACTGAATTAGACTGAACTGCCTCAAACTCATTAGAATCTTCACCGTTATCGGATCGCTGCTTGATAGTAACCTTAACAGTCACATCATTACCAATGATCTCGGAGAGCATGTTCCTAAGCTCTTCCTGAGTAAGCCTGCCACTAAGAGCGTCCTTATCCGCACCCATATGGAGAAGTGCTCTCTTAGTAGCCCAAAGAGACTTAGGCAAGAGTGAAAGGTTGTCGAAGCCCTTTCGGCCCTCATAGTTATCCGTGAACGTAAACTCAATCTTAATCATTGGGTTTCCGTTCTTAGCCTTGGTCAGTTCAGCCTTGCTAACAGTTGCGGGGTACTCTCCCTCTTCCATTAGCTCAATACCAGTGTTGGAGAAATCAATAGCGTCGTACATTCCTTAAGCTTCCTTCTTTATCCTATATTTTTGTTCCGGCCACTTTTGACCGTTAAACGTATTGAGAATGTCTACGATTACCTTATCTTCCAGCCGATAAGTAATCTTCAAAGGAATCTTAGATGCTGGACTGTTCTGAGCACGCCTGAACTTAGCTGCTGATCTATTAGATGGCTCGAACGATAGAATCCTCCTCCCATCGTTGGCTACAGTTAGATAGCCAATAATATCTACAATACCTGGGAACTGACGCGCTAGACTAGGTGTAAAGCCTAGGTCTCTCTTAATAACTCCTGTGGACTCATCTTTTTCAGGCGCCTCCCACGCTATGAGTCCAATGTTGATTCCCTTGTTCTTAGCTAAGTCTCTGCTGAATCTAGTCATACGCATCATATCAGCGGTACTTCTATTCCAGTGCTGAATCTCAGGAGGACCATTTCCTGCAATCGACCTAATACTCAGCGACTGGTATTCTGATAAGTTGTCATACAATACTGTACCATATGGATGATTCTCTGAAGCTAAAGCACGTTGAACTGACTCTAATTGAGCCCAACTCTCAATGGTTATAACATCCAGGTCAGGAATGTCTGTGACAGATCGTGTACCTGAGTCTGCATCTAATAGTAATGCTCTCTTACCTTTCCAGCCTGCTGCCTGGGCAAATACAGTTGTCTTACCTGCTCCTGGTGCACCGTAGACAACCATTACTAATCCAGTAGCTTCAGCTAATTCTGCTGCGGTTCTAATAGTTAAACCCGCAAACTTTGCCTTGACCGACTCTAACTTTTTAATCTCTTCTGGTGTCAACTCACTCACTTTTTCTCCTTTTCTAAGTGATCCCTGATGCCAAGGACCAAAGTCCTTGGCATGGAGGCATTACTTAGAGTGCTTTCCGCCCTTAGAACCGATCTCTGAGTAGTATTCTAGACCGTACTTAGCCTTTACTGCATCTCCACCTTTCTTACCAATCGCTTTATAGAATTCAGGACCACGCTCATCCCTAACCTTAGCTCCACCCATCTTACCAATCTTAGAATAAAATTGAGTACCACGAGTCGCAGCTACTGTATTCCCTCCTACAGTTCCAATCTCAGAGTAGAATTCTGAACCATACTTTTCCTTAACCTTATTCCCACCAAGTCGCCCTGCTTCATTTACTGTAATACTCATTTCTTCTCCTTAACTACAAATGAATTTCTCTTAATATAGTC